GTGTTGAATTCGCATCGACCTGATAAACCGACGTTGCCATTGTCTGCGATGCGCCGTCGGCGTCGATGTACACGATGGACGTGACCGATGCCAACGGTGGTCGCGGCAATTCGATTTCGGTTGGCAACCACGGCAGGTAATAGACATATGTTGCGTTGATCAACTGGCGGCGCGTCATGCGCTGAACGAAAACCGTTGCCGCCGAAATCATGTCGTACAACGATGCGTCGTCGTCGTTGCCGTCGATTCGCCCGAACACCTTCACGTCGTCCAGCGTCACCGGCAAAATGCCAGGCAGTTCGGGTTCGGTCAGCGACGTTTTCAAATCGACGTTCGTGATCGTCATACCGTCGCCTTGTGTTTCGGTTTACGCCGCGTGTATTTGCGCTTGGTGCGGGGTTTCGCGTCGTCGGATATCAACGCTGCGTTTTCCGGTCCGGTTCCCATCGTTGCAGTTTCCACCGTTGCGGGTTCCTCCGCTGCCGGTTCCAGGTCAACCCGTTCGCCAACGCCCAAATATTCGTATTGCGACAGGACACCACCGGAAACCGTCACCACTTCGCCCTTCTGCCACGTTCGATAGTTTTTGGTGAACCGCATTGGGATCGTGTTAGCAATTGTCATGCAATGTTTTTCCTTGTCAATTCGCGACACAACGCACCGCGCCACGGTGAAACGCGCCACAGTGAAAACGCGGTGCGTTGTTGTCGCGAACAATCAATCAGACCCGAAGTATTCCCGTCGTCCCAACGTCGCCCGCGCCGGCAACGGTCGTCGGCGTCGATTCCGTTCGTGACAGAATCGCAAACGCGACGAAAAACGTGCCCGCACTGCCGTCGCCAATCGTCGCGGTCAGGTCGATATACCGCTTGCGACCGCGAAGGTCAATTTGAAAGACGAAAAACTTGTTGTCTTCGCTGGCGCTTGGCAACGATGACGTTGTGCCAACGATATCGCTGCTGGTCCCGTAAATCAGTCCCGTGACATTTGCGTGACCGCTGCCCGACGTGTCCGACTCGGTGACCGCAAGCGCGGTCATTGCAATGTCGGTCGCGCCCAGGTAACAAACGACTGTCGCGTAGTCATAACCCTGCGTGTCAACCTCTGCCGTCGTCGCCGTCGCATCGTCGATGATTGCTGCCGGTGGCGTGATACTCACATATTTAACATTCTGCGCTTCGACTGTCATTTTGAAAATCTCCGTTCATGGTTTTGTTTCGTACCGATACGGTCGCTTATTAGTCGCCCATTAAACCGACGATCGCGCCACTGGTCGAACTGTCGCCAGCTTCGTGGAACACAATGTCAATCCGTTCCGTCGCACGAAACGCGGTCTGGTCGTTTTCCAGATAACGCGACGCATCGGCGACCAGCGTGATATCACGACGGCGACCAAAGGTGCATGCCTGATTCAGCGAACCAAACAGTGCCATCGTTTTTTGTGACAGGTCGCCAGTTGACGTTTGCAGTTTTTGACTGATGACAACCGGATACCCGAAGTAACTTCGCGCAATCCCCTGCGTGATTGTCTGCGACGTTTCACCACCGGCAGTGTGTGCCAGGCGTTCCATCATCGAACCGAACCCGGTTTGACTCACAAACCATTTCGCGTTCGCGTACGCATATTCGGGCAATCGGCCCATTGCGCCAGTCAGGTCGGCAACGGTAACCTCGGCAAATGTGTCGTTGCCGCTTGCCGCCGTGTAAACACCGTTGTACGACTCATTGGCGTCGAATATGCCAGTCACGCCGCTGATGCCGCCGTATGTGGACGCGCCCGTACCGTTGAAACCGGCGTCATCTTCTTCGCTGGCAAATGCAAACGCAATTTCGCCCGCAAGGAAATCGCCGATGTTCACCGCGCTGTCTTCCAGCAGGTCATTGGAAACGCGCGTCAATGACGCCAGTTTCCTCGCCGTCAAATTGACTTGGTTAAATGTTGCGTCGCTTGCGGTGATGGAATCGGTTTCGTTCACCCAATAACCAGTCACGCCAGCAGTGCGGCGCGGGATCGTCATAACGTCGCGCGTCATGTCAACCACGTTCGCCTCACGCGCGAAAACCCCGAACGATTCTTTCAGGTTGATAATCGTGTCTGAAAAATCGGACGGAACCGTTGCGCCACCCGCTTGATTGTTCGCGCCGGTCATCACACGCAGTTCCATGTGACTGTTGTTGTTGCACCAGTCACGCGCGTCGCCGTCGCCCAACATCGCTGCCTTAATCCACATGCCAGCGCAGTGCGCCCGCAGTTCGGCATTGTCACCGGCGAAGTTCCGCAGGCGAACCCCAGGTTGTGAAATACGCGGTTCGGAATCACGCACAATGGGTTTCGTTCCCGGTTCGGTGCGCTGCGTTGACGGCACGTCGTTAAGCGATGCGGTCGCGTTTTCCAGGCGAACCGCCCGACTTTCGCGACTGTCTGCCATCGAAATGTCGTCGTTCAACCGCGAATCAATCGCTGATTCCTCGTCGGCAGTCAGGTCGCGTTCGTCTGATTTCGCGGCGTCAACGGTGGCGTTCGCCTCGTCAATTTTCGCCTTGCGCTGTTCCCGTAGGTCTGCTGAATTGTTCATTTTGTTTCCTTGTTCTGTGACGTGCGACGGGAACACCAAACGAAAACGGTGCGCACCGCTCGACACGTCGTAACATTTAGTCACGTCACGTCGGACAATTCGCACCGCCGAAGGTCGGATATGATTTGCCGCCACAGTCCACGCGAAACCGCCGAAGGTCGGTCCGCACGAACTGCCGATTTCCAATTGTCAAACCACCATACACGGCAGGACCGTCGAAATCAACCCCGTGCGCGGATTCTCGCTCGTGCGGCAGTTGCACGCGGCGCGCGGCGGCATTGCGACTTCCACTGCTGATACATGCCCAGGATGCCGTCGGCATTGCCGCCCGCGTCGGTATACGACCGAACGTCGGTCGTGGTTCCGGTATACGCCGGGAATGTCACCGGCCCAACGTCGAACATCCGAACTGACTTGATGTTGCGAACATCAGGCGCACCGGAATCGCCTTCAACGAATTCTTCGCGTTCTGTCCTGAACGCAAAACTGGAACCGGTCAGGTCGCCGCGTTCAATTGCCGAAATGACATGCTGCGCGGCAGGCGTCGTCGGCGCGTCGATTTCGTAACGCAACCCGATGTCGTCTGCACTCAGTTTCAGGGTTCCCGATTCGGTGCGACCCAGGATTTGCGACGTGTCATGGTTGAACAGCGCACGCACGTCGTCGCCCTCGTCAATTGACCGCGTGAACGCATCGCGGTCGATCCGTTCCACCAAGTCGGCCAAAATCTGGAATTCGGTTCCAGCGTCGCCGTCACGGTAAAACACGGCGGCATATCCGGTGATCGTCGCGCCGCCGTCGTCGCGCGTTGTAACGCCAACCGGTTGAATTTCGTTCGTTGTAAATCGCCGTTCCATATCGTTTGTCCCTTATTGTTCGTGTCCGGTCGTCAATCCGACAGTGATGCACAGAAGTCGGCCAGGCGAACCATCATCTGCCCCGCCTCAAATGGTATTCGGTCACGTTCCCAATCGTCAATAATTTCCGCAATGCCTGCGCGCCGGTCGTTGCCCTCAACGCTGCGGACCTGCGCCAGTGATTGTTCGACGTATGCCACCGATGCCGATGCCGCCCATTCGCCGACCTGCGCATCGTATTCGTCGCACCCGACACTTGCCGCGTATGCCTCAACACACGGCGTGATCGCGTTGCGAACGTGTGTCACATGCGTTGTGTAGAACGCATCCAACCACGAATCGAAGTCGGCGCGCTTGGAATTGCGCCGCACTTTTTCGCGTTCGGTTCGGACGACGCTGCGCAACGCATCGACCATAACGGGTTCGTGCGCCGCTGCAATCCTGTCGAAACGGTCGCGCTGCGGCGGTTCGGGTTTTGATTCGATTGCCGCCGGCGTCGGCGTCGTCGGTGGCGTCGTCGGGACAATGCCCGACCTGACAGGATCAACCTGCGGTTGCGGGGTTGTGGAATCCTGCATGTTCAGCGGAACCAGGTACGAGTCGCCACCGTCAATCGGCGACATGTTTTCAAGTTTGCGAATATCGTTTGCGGACAACCAACCCCACTGCCGCCCGTTAACATAACCCGACATGCGCGTTGAAAAATCGGCACGCAATAAACCCTCGACGCGGTGTTCGGCGAACATGCCGGGTTCACCGGCAAACAGTTTGCGCGCCAGTTCCTGTTC